TCAACCATTCCACTGGTATCTGTCCACTTTGACTTATCAATTTCAACCATTCCACTGGCATTTGAACCATGGAACTGATAGACGTCAATTTTAACCATTCCACTGGTATCTGCCCACTTTGACTTATCAATTTCAACCATTCCACTGGCATTTGAACCATGGAACTGATAGACGTCAATTTCAACCATTCCACTGGTATCTGTCCGGTTTGACTTATTATTTTCAACCATTCAACTGGTATTTGAGCCATGGAACTGATAGACGTCAATTTCAACCATTCCACTGGTATCTGCCCACTTTGACTTATCAATTTCAACCATTCCACTGGCATTTGAACAATTGATTGAAGCCCTTTTAGCCATTCAACTGGTATCTGAGCATTTGATTGAATTATTCCATACCATTCTAAAGGTAATTGATTGGTTTTATTTATTGATTTTGTCCATTCAACTTTAAGTTCAGCCGTTGAATTTATTATTACTAATGGTTCATATTCAACTGAGATACTCATTTCCAGGATTTTTATTTTCGGAGGTTCTAAATATTCAGTGCTTAAACTACCCTGACAAATAATTTGCTTTGGAGGTTCTAAATATTCAGTGCTTAGACTGCCCTGATAGATAATCTGCTTATCAACAAAATCCAGATCCCCGCTAAACTCAACCCAGGGGTTATAATCATTGACATCTGTTTCATCTTCAGGCAGATCAGAAGCCGCAGAGTCACCAAATCTATGGTTGGCAGTATAGGCTGTGGCCACTGAATTGAACGATTTGGTGAGATATTCAATCACCACCCGATCGCCATCAAGGGCATCAACAGGGGTCAGAGCTGTCAAAGCAGGGGGAAAATATCTGTTAATTAACGCTGCGGCATCATATTCACTGGTCAGACTTCCTGGTAAATATTCAAGTAAGGTTCCCCTGAAAGTAGTTCCATCATTGGAACAAACACGGATAATTATCCCAGCGGAAAAATCGGCCGCAGCATTGGATTCCTGGCACCTGACCTGTCCCTTGACTGTCCCTGAGACAGTCTGAGCTACCAGAGGATCAGAAACATACATACGGGTGCCAAAAGTATACGGGGTAGTGGCGGAGGCTTCCGAGGAGGCTTTAGTGGCCATTGACGTATTCTGCTTGAATGGGCTACACCCGCACCTGTCCATATCAGAGGTTTTGTTCAGGGAGGAATAGGCCGGAGACACGGGAGGAGTTAATCCAACTGGAAGATAGAATCTGGTAGCCACTATTTTTTTCCTTCTCTGTATTTAAACCAACCAGTTATCAACTTTGCAGTAACAAGTAATTTTGATGAAATTATTATATTTCCATCTGAGTCAGTGAAAGAATCCACTGAAATTTTCCCATCATAAAGACAACTTTCCAGAATGAATGGAGAAGCATATTCAAGAGGCAATTTGACTATATCTTTATTTGTAACGGCAACAATTAAATATAGTTTTAAATCGCCTTCTTTTGTAATCTCCGAATTGATTACAGAAGCAATTTGTTCCGCCATTATAGCTCCATCCGAGAAAACCAATGGCTTTAGCCGTTGGATGAATCGGATTCCGTTTTTCGCTTGACTTGCAAGCCATTTTGTTTAAAATATGTCTATGTCACAAGAACATAGACATTCAAATACATCAATAAGTTTAATCAATTACCATTTTGTTTGGATTCCAAGACGAAGAAGGCCAGTATTAAAAGGAACTGTCGCAAAGCGGCTCAAAGTGCTTCTCCAAGAAAAAGCCAAAGAGCTTAACATTAAAATCATATCCCTTAAAATACAGCCAGACCATGTACATCTTTTTATTAATTGCCTGCCCACCTTAGCTCCATACCAGATTGCTTTTCGTCTAAAGGGATTCACAGCCAGAATACTCAGAAAAGAATTTCCTGTATTAATGCGGCTTCCCTCCATGTGGACAACATCATACTTTGTAAGTACCGCAGGTAATGTAAGTAGTGAAACAATTAGAAAATATATTGAAGCACAGAGTAAAAAATGAGGAAAACCTTTCAATATCGAGCTAAGATAAACAAGCAAACTGAAGCCAAGTGCAATCAATGGCTTGAATTGTGCCGGATTCTCTATAATCTTGCACTTGAGCAAAGAATCAATATTTGGCAGCAACATGGGAAATCTATCTCTTGTATTACCCAAAAGAATCAGCTTCCTGAGCTTAAAGCCGAATTTCCTGAATTTAAGATTGTAGGCTCTCAAGTGTTGCAGGATGTAATAGAACGGCTTAATCGTGCCTTTGATGCATTCTTTCGCAGGCTCAAAGATAAAGCAGAGAAAGCCGGATTTCCCCGATTTAGGGGGAAGGACAGATACGATTCCTTCACCCTGAAGCAATGTGGCTACAAAATTGAAGGTCGATACTTGTATATCTCCGGTGTCGGCAAGTTCAAACTCTTCCTCTCCAGACCGATTGAAGGCGATATTAAAACCGTCACCATCAGACACACTTCTTCCGGCAAGTGGTTTGTATGCTTTTCCTGTGATAATGTGCCTACCAAAGAAATACCAGAAGCCATTGCTGAAATCGGAATTGATGTCGGCATCAGGGTATTTCTCGTTGATTCTACTGGTCGAAGTGTCGATAACCCTAAATTCTTCAGACAATCCGAGAGGATCTTGCGAAAACGACAAAGGGCACTTGCCCGCAAGATGAGAAGCTCCGAACGAAGGGCTAAGGCAAAAATCCTTGTGGCCAAGGCCCATGAAAAAATATCGAATCAACGAAAAGACTTTTTGCACAAAATTGCTAATTTCTATGTAACTGGATACCAAATCATCCATATTGAGGCATTGAATATAAAAGGCATGATCAAAAACAGACATTTGAGCAAGAGTATTGCTGACGCGAGCTGGAATAAATTTTTTGAATTCCTTTCGTACAAAGCGGAAGAAGCTGGACGAAAGGTAATCAAGGTTAATCCCCGCAACACGTCGCAAATCTGTTCTGGGTGCGGTGAAAAGGTTAAAAAATCTTTGTCTGTTCGTATCCATACCTGTCCTTTTTGCGGTCTCGTACTTGATCGAGACCATAATGCTGCAATCAATATCAAAGCGGTCGGGCAGACCGCTCAGGCGCTAAGCGCTCAATAGAGTGTTTGCCTGAGAATCCCATGTCTTTAGACGTGGGAGTGTCAAGCCGTCACCTTCATTAATAATTCAGCATCATTTACACCTGCAACCAGCCAGGCAACTCCGGTATTCGGATCAATTTCAAGAATATGCTGAAACATAATTGGATTTATGCATGGAGGACTCTTATCAGCGCTCAAACTATCCGTAGATCCTGAGCGTACTCCCAGTTGAATATGAGTCGGAGTGGGAGCGCCTTCAAATATAGCCAAAGCACGAATAGTCACACTTTTAATAGTAGCAATTGGAGATGGATCAAGGGCAGCATGAAGAAAACTGGATTTATGATTTACTGTATTGGTATGGATATAATCTGCTAATGATGGAGGAATCTCCTCAATGCAATTCCAGGCATCTCCGGCAGAAGGAGTCAAATCTGTATAGGTTCCATTAGCAGTTATCTGCCTGGTTTGAAATCTGACATTGCCAATCCAATTGGCATTATCAATAACGAGATTATCAAGATATTGATAGCCAAGTGCTGATTTTAATCCTATAGAGTTCCCAAAATTAATAATATTTATAGCAGTGTCTGTACCAGGTTTAGTATCACCGGAAAAATTAATATCCAGAACACCACCTACTTTAATCTGTACTACTCCAACTGTATCAGAAATTACAACATGAGCTTCAATTTCATAAGTTGTATTAATTAATAATGGAATAGTTCCGGTAGCAATTAATGTTGTTCCCCGATAAGTTTCAATAAGACCTGTTGAAAGATTTGTTATAACAGTAATTAGATTTGTTGAATTATATAAAAATTCGTAAATTCCAGGAACATTCAAACTAATACAACGAAATAAACGAGTGCCGAGATATTCAGCAGCAGCGGGAATTACCATATAAGCCTGGTCATTAATACCTGATAACTCCAGGCAATAATTACCATCCATATCTAATCCAGAAGCGCTTACAATGGAGGCCCCAGTATATCCACTTATTCCGTATAAAGTCTGATCCTCAAAATCCATAGTAAGAATTCGTGACATATTTTCACCTTTCAGGCATTAAAGGGAGTAACTTTGCAGGTCAATGTGCCATCAGTTGTTCTGGTAGCCTTGATTTTTATATAATTTGCTATTGCAGGAAAATAATATACTTTATTGCTGTTAGCGTTTATAGCAGGCGTTTTTAGCTGAAGTTCCAGACCATCATCTCTGATTTTATAGCATTCTCCGAAAGTGCCGTCGGAGATCGCACAGCCCAGGATCTCAATCAGCCAGTTGCCGGAAGTGATGGCGGACACCGCACACTCTACGGAAATCATATTGAACCCGCGGCAATCAATCGCCACGCTGGTGGCCGTGGCGATGATGGCGCTGTGAGCCGTAAATACGGCCCCCTTGGACATTATTCCCTCCAGTATAGCCAGCATCCCCATATCAACTAATGCCGTACCCACTTGAGCCTGTATATTAGCATCAAGCAATTTTATTCGATTAACGATATCCGACCAGCTCATATTCACCTCGCTTTTTTATTGATAAAAAATTACGTATAGTATATACATATAAGTATGATACTTAAAATAGTAATTTTAACTTGTCAGCGTTGTAGCCACCAGTGGCCGCCCAGAAAGGTGAATGTGCGGATCTGCCCAAAGTGCAAAAGTCCTTATTGGGACAAGCCGAAGAAGGAGAAAAACCATGAGTCTACATAAAATTATTTGTCTTGTCATTTTACTTTCATTGCCCTGCCTGTTTGGATTCTCGCCCGGATGTGGGGAAATTAAGGAATCCAATCAAAAACAAGAAGTTTATAATAATGCCGATAAAAATGAATATCAAGGCGATCCCAATTGTGGATCAATTATTTTTACTTTTGATTGGGTACATAATTTACCACCAAGTGATTAAATAAAATACTAATTAGGAGAAATATACGCAGTAACAAAGTACATACTTTCACTTGATGCTATAGTTGTAAAATCTACTATGAAATTATTATTCCATACATTAATTATGATACCGCCATTACTACCATCAGGAGTTAATTGAATCCCATTAAACGTTAGTCCTGATGAGTCTTTTTCTATCCACGCAGAAACAATGGTTACGCATGTATGTACGCCTCCCGCAGCATTATTAATAGTTAATTGATCTCCGTTGACACTTAATGCGAAATTTCCAGATGAACCCCCTTTACTTATATTATCCACTTCTGCAATAGTATCCCCATTCCATATATTTTCTACTTCAGCTCTTATGGTATTAGGATTAGTGCCATCTCTAATTCTAACTCTAATTTTCCTCAATTTTCTTCCATCGGTGGTATCTCCAAGTAATGCACCTGCCAACCCTAGATTAGAACGTGCCGTTGCCGCCGTGGTCGCATTAGTGCCCCCATTTGCCACCGGCACACAATCGGTAATAGTTTCCAGGTAAGCAATCCATTTGCTCAGAAGATTCCAGAACCAATTAAAGAATTGGAATGGCGGTTTTTCCCCTGAGAGCCAGCCAGTATTTTGTTTACTCCCACTTGGAGCCTCAATTTTTTCAGGGTCATCATCTGGAATCCAATCAGGTTTACTTGTCGGTTTTGCCATGTTCTTCTTTCCTATTCTTGAAGAGTAGAAAACTTTCCACCAATCTCAGGATCTGTAGTATCCCCAAAGCCTCCGGCATTTATACTGCCTAGAAATCCAAAAGCATTATCCGGATCAAAAATTAAAGTATATCCAAATCGAATTCCCGCACCCATTGCTCTCTGTATGAGAGTTAAAATTTCCTCACTATAAAGGGGATCAAGGGCAATATCTGAATAGATGGCTATTTCAGCGGGAAAATTTTCTATTAACTGAACTGTTGTAGCTTCTGAATTAAATAGCCTCCAAATCGATATTATCTGTTCAATGTCTCCCTCCGAGATATTTTGAGCGATTTTTGCCTTGATCCAAATCCGGTATCGATCATCAGCCATGCTCTGTCTTGATTGTCCCACAATTTTGCCTATATGATCAAGTTGCACACCCTCCGAGCTGTCAATATTCAATCTCGTGAGGAGTTGCCAGGCGGCATCCTCAAGTTCCTGCACTTGCGTGCCATACAGGGCGGTGATGAAGCCTTTGAGTTTCTCGCTGTCCCTATATTGGTAGAGAAGCCTGTTGAGAGCATCTTGATTGTGTGTGGTGATTTTGGTGATACTCATGTACTCACAACCTCAATCCTGGATGTATCCCATCTGGATAACTCAACATCCCCTCCAGAGCCATCATCAATATCAATATTGTCATCAAGGGTTGGATTTGGAGCGGTGCCAATTCTGACCACGACATCGATTATCCCGGAAATAGTCAAAAGTTGCCCCATCAGAGCAGGATAAACAATCACATCCTGTCCGGCACCAAGCGCATTCCCCCAGGCGACCATAGCCGCTTTGACCTGATCGTCACCGTCAAGAGGATAATCATCAGTCACGGTCAAATCAAGTTCAAGATAAATATTCGTTTCTACCGGCCTGGAAAATTTGATGGTGTGATCAAATCCTTGAGAATCGGCCACAGTTTTGGTGACTGTACCATAAGTCTCAATACCGGCAGGTTTAGCTGCAAAAATGACATTAGCTATTTCCTGGTCCCTGCTGATGACTCCTCCGGCCTGATAGATGATCGCCTCAAAACTTTTGGGAGGTCGTCCTGCAGCGTCCTCTACATTGGTGTAATTTTCAAAAAGAATTACCGATTCAAGTTCTGGCTTAGTTTCATCCTCATTCAATTCAAGGAGGGCCGACCGGATAGCCTCAAGAGGCCCGGCCAGACTGATTTGTAGTCTATTATTCCGCCTGATCCTGAATTCTGCATCAGTTTCAAGGTCACGACCGATGACCGCATCTTCGGCATTGGTCACACTGGTAAGCCCTGCAATCGGATTATCAATCACGGTCAGGGTTCCTGCATTAGCCACAAGTTCCCCTGTTGCGGTAGCTGTGCAAGCCGCGTCTGTAGGCGATGCCCCAATGATCACTTCTTCATTAGTGGCAAACTTTACCGTAGTATTCCCGGATACTGAAAATACCGTCCCCGTAGGAATTACCGTTCCCTGAGTTCCGGTCAAAGTGACTGTCACTGTGGAGTTAGTTGCCGGAAGCCTGGTTAACCCGGTGAGTGCGGCCACATTATCGAGGCTCGTTCCTTCGGCTGAAGCCGGATATTGACTGTTATAGATTGCCTCAGCCAGCTCCCAGAGCAGGGTTTCCCGTTCGGCAAATATATTTTTAAGCTGCCCTAAAACACTCTGCGGCAATGTGTTGATCTGAGAGCCAAGGGCAGACTTAAGAGCCGCATCAACCTCTGACTGGATTATGTCCAGCGTTTTTGGGACAAAGCCATCTACTGTAAGACCGTAACTCATGGGATTACCTCAGTAAACGTAATTTCTCCCTCAGTACACAACGCACTGAAGAAGAGGGTAAGCACTCGTGTTGCCGGATCAAGGTCAAGATTAAAATCCGTAAGCTGTACGATACCAGGCGTATTGATGATCTCGCGTTTAAAGATGCTGTCGATGACCACAGGATCAGGATTTTTGCGGAGTACTTGCTGGAAATAGGGAACTCCGATTTCCATGTTGAGGAACCATTCGCCGTAGAATGTTTTTAACCTCTGGGAAAGATGCTGCCTGATAGCATCTATGTCCGTGGTCAGGGTTAAATCCGATCCGGCTACAAGAATGTCCCAGTTTTCATCAAGTACAATATCGCTCACGTTACTGTTCCCACCCCTGGCTGCGCTACTATTGGGAGTGGCCCACCTGGAGTTCCTGTGCCAGTTGCTCCTGTGGTAATTACATTAACCACCCCTAATGTTTGAATATGCGTTACAATGGCCCCAGCAATTAGTTTCCAGGTAACAAGCTGAGAAGCCTTTTCAGCTTCGGAAAGCCCTGTTTGATACGCTGCAAGCGCGGTCGTAATAGCCTGTCCCAATACGTCTCCTGAAAGCATTATGACCTCACTAAAGTGGCCAGTTTCGACTTATCTGACGTGAAATTGGCTATTGTGTCGCTGGTGAAGGGGGATGCTCCCCAGAGTGTGAGAACCTTTGCACTGATCAAGTGGTCAAGCACTCCTGAAAGTACAGTTAAAAGCTCTTGAGTTGCGCCCTCGATGCTGATTTTTCCTGATGGGTCAAGCTCAATTCTGAGCTTATCATTTTGAATCACCAGGTTGTCAGACGAAACCTCGGCAAGTGCTACTTTCCACGGCCTCACGCCTGGAATGAATATTGCGTCCGAAAGATCATGATGTCGCGGATCGTTCGGGGCCGTGATCTGTCCATCTCCTGAAAGCCAAGAGTCAATTGAGCGTTCGCAGATAACCACTATTCCAAGATCTCCGACCTTGAGTGGTAGATGGATATAAGCATCCCCACCGGATGCCGAAGGCCATTGCACCGGCACTGAAGGAATGACCGGAATTTCGGTTGCTATGTTATTGACCAGATATTTTTTCCGAAGGAGGGGTTTAACATCGGCCTTTTGAGTGGCCGAATCGTATTTCTCTACCCTCGCAGGCATGACCGTGTGCAGATCAAAGAGTTGTGATTTAATTGCCTCTTTGATCACCTCGGTCAATGTCGGTGTCGCTTCCTGTGTCATTCCTTTGCCTCTGCCTTCACATACCAGTTTTGCTCATGGGTATCGCCCGAAAAATCGGCCCGCCATACCCGAAAAAACCCAGTATATTGCTTTTCTTCAATAGTTATCGCTACCGCCCTGCCAGGTCTGACCTTCGGATTAATCAGGGCAGTAAATTCAATCCCGCCCTTCTTCCAGACAGGCGATCCAATGAGACCGGTTTCAGGAGTCAACAAAACGGCTTCTTCCATAGTCTGTTTTCCTTTGGGGAGGATTTGCAGACTGTTATCCTGGATACTCCACTCAAGGTCCAGGACATCCACAAGCTTGTCTATATGTCTTGTAGCCATGCCACTCAAGGCCATACCCGCCTGAGCTATTTTATCAGTTACCGAGCCAGACTTGAGAAAGTTAAGAGCGTCCTGAATATCCACACTGCCAAGGGACTTAATCACATCCGAAAGTATGGAAATCGTACTCTGACCTGCGGCATAGCTCTTATCAAAATTTACCGTATCGACCGCTATCTGCCCGCTTGCGGCCTCAATTGTGGTCACTCTATCCGGCCCCTGATTGACTATGATAACTGTAAGCGATTCGGGTTTGTTTACAACAGTCTGTTGCTGTGTGACAGCCCTCCTGATATCCCCGGCAAACAACTCTTCGAGATTGCCTCCATAGCCAGCCTCCAGAATAACGCCAAGATCCTCCTCAGTTTCCAACAGAGCCCGATGCGCCGGACTCAAATTATAGATACTGATTTTTGCCGTGTTTGGTGTGCTCTCACTGGTCTTTGTGACCTCAAAGGATATCCGAAGACCGGAAATTTTCACACCTTCATTTTTTTTCCCCCTTGGCCCGAATGATACGGCTGCCGAACGGTTCCAAAGATTCATATGGCCTCCTGATACATCAAGAGCACATTGGCACCAAGATCATCCCTGCCAGGACTTACATTTTCATCCACAAGATTCAAGAGGAACAGGTTCCCGTGAGGAAGGTCTTGCCGGGCTTGAAACTGTGCCAGGAAATCAACACCAACAAGGAGCAGTATTCCGGTTACGATCACTGCGCCACTTGCAGTTTTGATGTCCATGATCCAGTGGCCAGCACGATTATTGAAGCGAAAAACAAGAGTATATTTCACCCCATCGAGTGTAGTCTTAAACTCGTAATTTGCCCTGTCAGAGCTGACCGGAAGCTGAACGAATGCCATTGATTTATAGCTCCATCCGAGAAAACCAATGGCTTTAGCCGTTGGATGAATCGGACGCTGTTTCGCTTGATTTTGCAAGCTGTTTCGCCTAAAATCTGTCTATAACGGTCGGGCAGACCGCTCAGGCGCTAAGCGCTTAATAGAGTGTTTGCCTGAGAATCCCACTGGCTTTAGCCGTGGGAGTGTCAACCCTATTGACGTGCAAACTTTATGGAATAGCCTTCAAAATTGAATCCGGTTGTATCATTATAACATTAGGATCGATCGCATATCCGACCGCTTGTACCTGATCTGTCGTGCCTGATGGAGCGGTCTGTGTCAATCCAGTGGTAGTCGCCGGATCACAACTGACATATATAGGTCCTCTTGTCCAGGCCCAGGCATTATTTCGCATTATTCCCTGAATTAACACATATCCAGTCGTTGCAACTATACCAATGCAGGGCATGGTAGTTGTTTGATCAGCATCGGCCGCATTGGCCCTGAAATTAGGATCAATATACATTGCCTGACCAATATCTGTATAATTGCCAATCAGAGTAATGGGAAGAATAGTCCCGATATACTGAAAATTATGTGTCGGTACAGTTAAAATTTCATAGGCAAAATTCAATTTAACTTTACTCCAAGTGTTCCTTCCCGTGCCGGTCGTGGTTTTGGTGGTACTTCCAACAGGAAATTCAAGCTCATGTAGATAGGCCCTTGAGCCCCCGGTTTCCCGATAGAGAATAGGATTGTTAGGCAGACTGGCGGGCATGACCACAGAAGCCGAGAGCCAGAAAAAAAGCATAATGAGCAAAACTGATAAACTGAATCTTCGATCTTGAATTAAAGAAATCATATATTTTTCTCCTTTTTTATTAAGGAATAAATCCAAAAAACCCACCAATTTTAAAAAGAAGCGATTCACCTTTTGCCTTGGTTGAATCGCTTGGAATAATCGTTTGTTTTGTGCCCTGGCTTTGTTTTCCGGCTCCACGATCGTATGTTTCGCGGTCAGCCATCGCCGGAATAGTTACCGTTTCGCTCGATACAAAAACTATCTGTCGAAAGGAGGCCGTAAACGGTAGGGAACGAACTGTATCTTTGTTTCGTGGCAAAGATAAATTTTCCATCACCATATTTTTATACACATCAAGGCCAGTCTCAATTTCGACAGGTATTTTATACAAATATATGTTTTTGAATATGTCATACGCGGTTTTAACAACAGGTGAAAACCCGTTATCACCGACTTGCCCTGCTATCTGTTGACGGGTTCTCTCATTCTGCGCCTGAGCAGCTTTTTGAAGCAATGAGCCATTTAATTTGGAGTAACCGAAGGAAGCGGCCCCGCCAATTACTCCACTTCCAGCCAGCGATCCGATCATACCCGATAAGGCACCTGATCCGATTTTAGTAAACCTGTCTCCTGTCCAGGCCATAAGACCGGGAGGATCATCATCTATCGTACCTGTGGCCTCTTCTGGAAACGGATCACCCGAAATTACCCCATTCAAAGTAAGCTGGATCGGCTTTTTGATCACATGATCAGAAATAGAATCCCCATTTTCGATCTCGTGCATAGTGGCCTGAGAGGTAAGTATGTGTTCCTCACTGATCGTGGCATCGATCGGCAGGATGTGCCCTTGAGAATCCGTGATAACCACTTTTTGTTTTTGCTTAACGTTTGTCGCTTGAGTAGCCATCATTACCACTCCTGCGGATTTTGATAATAGTTCTGCCGAAGCAAAGTGCTTATGGCGTCATTCACCCCGGCCTGCACTCTTGGACCGATTTCTTCTTGAGGAGTACCTGGTGGAACATTCACCATAATCGGCGCGGTCACCGAAATATGAGGAGAGTTGATCGTGCTGGTATTAGTAGTGACCGGAGAAAGCGAGGGCGTAAAAGCAGAGAGTTTATGAGCATTCCCCAGCCAGTTTTGAAGCCCTCCGAAGGATGCACCGATAAATCCTTCATTTGGTTTTTCAAATTTTGGCCACATCCAAGAGGGAATAATTGTGTTAAAAATATCTCGCACCGTATCTTTGAAAGCCTGATAGGTTTCCGATAATCCTTTTTTAATTTTGTCCACATCTAGGATAAAGGCTCCAGTAAAAAAATCTTTAAGACCTTCAAAACCTTTTTTGAAATCTTGAATAATATTCTTGATAGGCTCAAAAATCTTTGGAGATATTTTTTTAATACCTTCTATCAATAGCCCGAAAACCGACTTATCACCTCGTGAATACCTCCACAGGTCCTCCAGGAGAAGCAGAAGCATCACAATCCCTCCGCCGATCAGCAGGGGCAGTGCCGCCGCCTTGAGCGATGCCCACATAGCAGCCGTACCCATCGTGGTAAATGCCGCAGCCAGGCCATAGATACCTTGAGCCATCAATCCGACCGAGTAGACGAGTTTTAGCCCGATAAAGACCATGAGAGCCGTCGTAACCGTCTTGATAACCTTACCAAGCCCGCCGAAACCTTCGGCCAGGGATTTAATTTCCTCAACTACCGATTTTGCAAAGGAATATAGCGACTTAAGCAGGCCGATTGTTCGGTTTATCCACTCATTCAAGGTTGACCGGATAAGTTCTCGGTTGGCCATGATCCAGGTTTTCATGTCAGCTACAAGCTTGGTTATAACCGGCATAAGACCAAGCCCAATCTGATTTTTAATTCCACGAATAACGGCCATAAGTCTGGTAATGGAATCGCCAAACTCATCGCTTGCGGCCACATCCTGAGCGCTCATCACGATGCCAAGATCGTGAGCCTCACGCCTGAGCTTTGCAATGCCAGCCGATCCTTCGTTCAGGAGTGGGATTAGATAGGCCCCTGACCGGCCAAATAAATCGTTGGCCAGGGCTGTCTTTTCCAATCCATCAGGCATCAGGGAGAGTTTATTTGCAATTTCTTCAAAGAGCTGATCACTTGCTTTGAGTTTACCATTTACACCTGTTACTGAGATACCGAGAGTGGTATAGGCCAAGGCATCAGTTTTTATTCCCCTGGATGCGTTCATGGCAGAATCGGCCAGCCGCCGCATAGCCATCTGAAATTCTTCTGTACTCACCTCAGAAAGAGAAGCTGCGTGTTCAAGCTCCTGAAAAGCTTCAGCAGAAATACCAAGGGATTGACTCATTTTTTTGATACGCTCGCCAGTGTTGGCCGTAGTTTTGGCAAGGACAAAAAGAGATATAGCTGCTCCACTAACTGCACCAGCGATAGAACCGATTGAAATGAGTAAACCCTTGATGCCATCATCAAGTTGTTTAATTGGCTTACTATTTACATCAAAACCGATTCTAACGAAAAGATCCCTGAGCTTCACTTATTTTCCTTTTTGTTTTCGCTTTGCTTCCCATTGTGCATACTCTTCTGCTTCCTGCTGTATATCCAGCGCTTCATGAGCATCCATCAGATCATTGATTGACCATGACCGTCCAATTTCTTCTAGCGTGGCAATATGTGCCAACACCAGACGCCAGATCATCCATTCAATGTTGATGATCCCTGGTTCATAGCCCGACCGTGTAGTAATTTTTCGAAGTCGAGCTTTCCGCCGAAAAAATCACCGTATTCGACCTCCAGGGCGGCGGCCACAACCTTGAACAGATGCGGCAATCGGCCCCCGAAGTGCTCATCGAACACCCTGGAAAGATCGCCTTTACCTGAGTGCAATACCTGAGAGAGGAGCATATCAACGATGTACTCGATATCATTTTCATCGAGCCGATTACATAGCTGACTGACAATCATACCCAGATCAATGTCCAATTCCAGAATACTTTCGACATTGCCTCCACTCACCACCCCGCCAAGGGCAGGCCCGATAATCTTCAAAATCCTGGTGAGTAGTTTCAGGCTCTGTTTTGGAGGAAGTTGACAAAATGTATACTGCTCACCGTCAATTACTTTTTTTACCGGTTCGCGCATCAATTATTTCCCCCCACAATCGATGGGTCGATGATTTCACCCTTGATTATCCATTCACGAGTAGTCGCGTCTTTGCCATATTCGGCATCGGCAATCTTGATTACGGTTCCCTCCGGCATGGTATGCAGGCTCGTTCCACCCTTATCCATGATCATGCAGGGAATGAGCGATCCTGCCACCTCGAATGAACTTAAGGTAGCGTTATCACTGGATGCCTGGGGAAGTGTCAGGGTGACAGTACCCAGAAGGCTCGTATTCTTTGTCCTGGTCACTTCTCCGCTGGTGCCTTCGGTCATTTTCCAGCGATCATTGTCCCTGCCAACCTTGACGATATCCCATGATTTTATAATGCTTCCGCCAATGATTACGGATACCAAAGACGGGTCATACGTTTTTGTGCTCATTTTGCCTCACCTCCTATATGGCCAGCGTGCCGGAAATTGTAACCTTGTGCACTGCCCCTGCAAGCGTGGCCGAGAAGGTGATGCCATTGAGCCACCTGGCAGTCTTTTCCAGTGGGTCGATGTCGGCAATATCAGGAGTAGTTACAATTGCCGATCCTGCGGCCAAAAAGCCGGAATCAACCCCCTTGCCAAGTTGATACCTGATTTCATTCTCGATCACCGCAATCCCCTGAGTAGTAAAGGGAACCTTTTCGGAGTTGATCAACCTGGAAAAAATACGTTCGGCCATTCGTTGTTGAAGCCAATCCGAGCCTTGAATGATATCGATATACTCACCAGAAGCAACGCAACCCTCACCGGAAATAACGCTCACTCCAGCGATTTCTTCATAGCAGTTTGCGTTTTTGCCTTTGAGGTAATTTACCTCTGTAGTAGTGAAATAGTCGGCGATGATCCCTGCCAGCGTTTTAAATTTCCACGTAGTGCTTCCAGGGTTTTTGGCAATCTGTAATCCCACCCAGGCAGCATCAGGATAATTTGCCTCATCCTCACTCCAGATAAGCGCGGTTCGGTCATATGAAAGATCCTGCAGGGAACTGGCAAGGTCATCAGTGGCCGACGTGATAACATCGGCATCGGAAGAACAGGCGATATAAATTTTGGACAAAACCTCAATAGCTCCAGCAATAGCCAAAATTTCGGCTTTTATTCTGGTATTCGCTATCAGACAATACCAGTCGTCATCGGCAATCCGACATTCCGATATAGCTGTTGTCCAGGTTTCTGTAGCTGATCCATACTGATTGACCGTTACCGCATAAGCCGTAGCTCCGGTCAGGGCTGTAATGTCGGCAGTCATGGTATCGAAGTGTTTATTGGCATCGGTGCCAGTGAATTCAATAACAAAACCTGTGGCCAGCGTACCAGTTACGGTAACTTCGGTAATTGCCGTAAGCGCTTCAAGTGCCGCCTTTACAGCGGCTGCATTGGCGTCATAGGCAATGGCCGACGTGGTC